CGCACCTGCTTTGGGAGCAGGGGGTCGTGGGTTCGAATCCCGCTACCCCGACGAAAAAATCAAGTCAATAAAAATTGAATGGTGTTGAGCTGATACAGTTTGTATCGGCTTTTTTCGTTTATGTAAAATAGACGTAAATATACCCCGTTTGGGGGCAAATAAAGAGGGTATTTCTTTGAACTATCTTTGAACACGTTTCTCTATTTGCATCCGTTTAGGGGAAATTAAAGCAATCTCCTATCAAATTAGCCCGATTCAAGCTGTTTAATGCGATTTTAAACCTTTAAAAAACATTAAAGCAGTATGGCAACATTTAAAGCAGTCGTTTTCCAAAGTGGAAGACATGTCAAGCAAGATGGAACATCAAATATAAAAATTAGAATCTATCACAATAGAGAGTCACAGTACATAGCTACCGGTTATTATATCCGTCCTGAAAGCATGGACGACTCCGGTCGGATCCTACCCAACGTACCTAACAGTGAAATGATAGAGTACGAAATAAATGCGTATATCCAAAAGATCAGGAGAGAGTATTTGAAGCTAGGACAAGAAAGAACCCAATTTATGTCATGTAAGGACTTAAAAAAAGAAATAGAAAAATCATTAGTTCCTGATGCCGAGTTTATAGATTTTGTAGAGTTTACTCAAAATATAGTAATTCAAACGGAAAAGAGAAAAACAGCCGAATGGTACAGATCTTCTATCGATACTCTATGCTGGTACATGAAAAGAAAAAAGATAGATATAAAACTTATCACTTCATTCATGCTAAATAAGATGATCAAAGACTTATATCACTCCGGACCTGCCGGCACACCTTTAGAACCAGGCACGGTAAGCCATTATCTTAGGGGAATAAGAGCATTGTATAACAAGGCAAAACTCTATTATAATAACGAAGACTTTGATATTATAAGGATTCCTGGCGACCCATTCAAGAAAGTTGAAATCCCGGAGTATCGGAGAAAACGAAAGAATATAGATACCAACACCTTATTAAAAATCCGAGATTTTCAGTCTGATAAGAAATGCACTAATATGGCCCGTGATGTCTTTATGATGATGTTCTATATGATGGGAATCAACATCAATGATTTATATAGCATATCATGTGAACGTCGTGGAAGGCTGGAATACACACGTTCAAAAACAAAAACGCGGAACAATCATGAGCAAATACCGCTTTCGATAAAAATAGAACCGGAACTCCGCATCCTCCTTGATAAATACACAGAGGGTTATTTCCTCTCTTACTTTCATACCAACTATTGTAACTTGAATAATTTTATGCGGGCAGTCAATAATGGGCTGAAAGACATTTGCATGAACTTAGAACTCGATTTCAAGATCACCACGAACTGGGCGCGCCACAGCTGGGCCAGTTTGGCGCGCAACAAAGCGGGAATCCCCAAAGCTGATATAGACTTCTGTCTAGGACATGTTAACAATGACTACAAGATGGCTGACATCTACATTGATATAGACTATAGCATTTGCGACAAGGCAAATCGTGCTGTTTTGGATTTATTACAGAAAAAAGAAGAAAAAAAAGGCTGAAACGTTTGCGAATTAAAAAACTCTCTCTATATTTGCAAACATAATGGTGTCGAGCTGGATAAAACAATGTTTTTATCCGGCTTTTGTTGTTTCTATAAACTTCAACAGCTTCATATTACTGAATCCCTTCTCTTCTCTATGTTATGCGCCATAAAAAACAATGACGCATGGAAATAACAGTTTCAAAAACAGCTTTATTGGATAAGCTTAAATCAATCGGGCGAATCATACAGCCCAAAAATTCAATACCGGCCTATGACAACTTTTTGTTTGTCATCGACGAATTTGGAATCATCCTGGTAACAGCAGGAGAAGAAGCCGGTCGTATCACAACGAATATAGATGGAAAAGCAGATTTTACCAATCATTCTTTTATGGCCAATGCGAAAACTTTGCTTGACGGATTAAAAGAAATCCCTGAACAGCCATTGACGATATCTATCCTAAAAAAAGAACTGATTGTCAAATACGCCAATGGCAAGTTTTCAATACCGCTTGAAAAGGAAGAGCAGTATCCCTCTATGAATACGGATAATACCGCTACCCCATTCCTTGTATCAGGTAATGATTTATTATACGGAATAAAGCAGACATTAATTTGTAGTGCTAATGACGAGCTCCGTCCGGTGCTGAATGGTGTCTATTTTGATATAGGCCTAGATTCGATGTCATTTGTCGCAACGGATGGAACTCGATTGGCTATGATTGAGAATCCATCGCCCTACACACGTAAGGAACGGGCAGCCTTCATCCTGCCAAGCAAGTTCGCAAAGGTCCTCTCCAATATTGTTCCGGAAGATTGTATGAATGTAGAGATTTCGGTAAATCAGACCAATATCTTATTTGAATTTGACTCATATCGATTAATTTGTCGTATGATTGAAGGCCGGTTCCCTAATTATCGCGCTGTTATTCCTCAAAAGCAACCCAATCGTGCTGTATTAAAGAAAGCTGATATTGTGTCAGCTTTAAAGCGTGTATCTGTCTTCTGTGATGAAAGTTCGTCTTTGGTAGTACTCAAGTTCGATTCCGACTCTCTTAAAATTGCAGCTCATGATTTATATTTCTCTAAGTCTGCAGAAGAAACGATTCCCCTACAGTCAGGCTGTAATATTGAAATCGGCTTTAGAAGCAGCTTCTTGATTGAAATGGTGAATAACATTCCTTCGGAAGATATTGCCATCACTATGAGCGATCCATCGCAAGCCTCACTTCTTACCCGCTGTGACGAAGAAGTAAAAAGCTTAACCTACCTATTAATGCCTTTATCAATTAATAATTAAAGCTATGGGAAAAGAGAATCAATCATTCAAACAGGTTATTCAATCTTATTTAGAGCAACGCGCAAAGAGGGATTCCCTCTTTGCCACCTCTTTTGCGAAGCAAAGCAAGAATATAGATGAATGTTGCAACTACATTATAGGTGAAGCTAAAAAACGCGGTGATAACGCTGTATTCATGTCTGACGATGAAGTATTCGGGCTTGCAGTTCATTACTACGATGAAGATAATATCAAAGTAAGTAAGCAGACCAATTATAAGGTATCAACTGGGAATGCGAAAAAAGAAGCGGCTACAGAACAACCGGAAACTAAAAAGCCGGCTTCTGCCACTAATAAGCGTAAAGGGAAGAAAACAGAAATACCATCAGGACAATTTTTATTATTTGATGAGTTATGAGACCAAGAACTAAACTTCAAGTCAGAGTAGCTGATTTAAGCAGCCAGCTACCTAATATTGATAATATGATGATTGACTGGGCTAAAGATGATTGTTTAAATCATATAGGGTATGCAACAAAGTCACGTGTTATATGTATGGAGTGCGGCCAACGCTTCGCTCCGGAACTTGTAAAACGTAAACGTGCTGTTTGTCCTCATTGTGATACGTCTTTGAAAATAGAGCAGTCGAGGAAGCGTATCAATAAACAGGCAATGTTTATTGGCAAGGCAGAAATTTGTGAGGAATTCCAAGTTATCCGAAGTTTTGAATTGATTGCTTATTACCGATCAGAAACAAAGCCTTGTTATTATATTCGTGAGATACTGCAACATTGGATAAAAGACGACGGTAACCGGGAAGTAGTAGCTCGTGCCAATAATATGGGATTCAATGGCTGGTGCGGAGAACTGGAGATACGGAATAAAGTTATTGGATCGTATTATTACAATCATAACAATGATATTTATTGCGAACGCTATCATCCGGCCTCTGTCTTTAGACCTAAATATATTCGAATGGGTATAGATTGTAAATTACGCGGTATGTCATTTCTTACTGCCGCCAATACAATTCCCCATTCTCCCAAGGCCGAAACACTTCTAAAGGCAAGACGTTATGAATTAATAGATTATTTCGAGGACCACCGTTACAAAATTGATATGTATTGGCCGTCTATAAAAATTTGTCTTCGTAATAAATATCGGATTAAAGATGTTTCGATGTGGTTTGATTATCTAGAACTACTAGATCATTATCATAAAGATTTGCATAACGCTCATTACGTTTGTCCTAAGAATCTAAAAAAAGCTCATGACTTGTATGTGGCGAGAAAAAAACGTGATGATGAAAAAGAACGTAAGGCCAAGGATATGCAACGTCTGCTTAAACTCAAGAAGGATGCAGAGAATTATATCAAAGAAAAATCGAAGTTCTTTGACCTAAAAATGTATGATGGTAAAATAGTCGTAGTACCGCTCAAAAGTATTGAAGAGTTTCAACAAGAAGGTGAAATCATGCACCATTGCGTCTTTACAAATAAATATTATAAAGAAAAGGATTCACTCATTCTTTCTGCCCGAATAGGCAAAAAACATATTGAGACTATAGAGGTCAATTTAAAGACATTCAGTATTGTTCAGTCTCAAGGGGTCTGTAACCAAGATACCGAGTACCATAACCGTATTATCGGACTCGTAAAAAAGAATATGAACTTAATACGTCAAAGACTGACGGCATAGCATATGGACGGATATACATTAGCAGACAAGATGCGAAAAGCACGTAGAAGTTTCAGGTTCACAGCCACCGAACAAGCCCTTTTCTATGAACTAGTGGCTATTTGCAATGGTGAGGACTGGAGGAGCATCTTTGATTGCTCGAACGTTGAGCTCTGTTATGCTTTAAATATCAATGAGAAAACATTAGTCAAAGCGCGGGAAACATTAATCAATACAGGTTTATTATATTACAAATCAGGAAAAAGTAAGAGAATGGTAAGCTCATATTCCTTTGAAAAACCTTTCAAAACGGCTGTTATAACTACCGTAAAAAATACGGTAGATAAGGGAACCAATCAGACAGCCAATAAGGGGGGAGATGAGGGAACCAATAGTACAGACTATAATAAACTTAAAACAAAACCAAACTCTTCTCCCTCACATGTACGCGTGGGAGAATTGTTCCCAGCGGATAGTTTTTTTGATAAGTCCTTAGACGATTGTTATGCTGAACTTAAATCGAATCAGTCATGGGCGGAGACAGCGACAATGAATATTCGTTCTTCCGGTAATCCTGATTTCACTTTAGAAACCTTTTACAGGTATTTGGAAAAGTTCTTCATGGAGCAACAGAATAAGGGTGAGACATCCAAATCGCCCAAAGATGCAATGTCACATTTTGCCAGTTGGTTAAAAATTGAACTTAAAAGCGAGAAAAATGAACGGAGAATTAATAAAAACGGGACTTGCAATAGTGCTACACCCCGACCAACTTCGGAAAGTAGCCTCGGTCAGCCAGACTGGTTTGACAAGCAGGCAGGAACTCTTGAAGAGTTCATTGACAGCCTCCCAATTGGTCGATGAATGGAGTGGAACACCCGCTCAATTAAACTGCGATATCGGACTAGATATTGCAGCTGATGCGGAGGAAATACCGACACTTGCAGACGTTAACCGAGTGTTTGGTAATTCTACATCTGTGAGAATCATAGTCGGACATCTGCAATCTGTTTTCAGATATGCAGGAATTGAACTACCTGCCCCACAGTTAGCAGAAACAGCATTGTCGATACTTTCCAGCTATTGGTATCTGAACCTGGCGGAACTATGTATCTTTTTCAGCCAGTTAAAAAACGGCAGCCGTGGGCAATTCGTCTGGGGGTCGAAGATAAACAACCAAGCTATCATGGTAGCTCTTGCAGACTTCTGCAAGGACAGGCGCAGGGAGATAGAACGCAAGGAAAGCGACAAGATACGCAAGGAAATAGAAAAGGGATATTCCCGTTCGGAGACACTGGTTAAAGATATCGTGGTAGGCGTTCAGAACGCCCGTGCAGCTTGTGAAGAAGCAAAGCGTCACTTTGATGCTTTCTTGAAGTTCTTCCCTTATCTGCCGGAGAAGTACGAACCGGAAGTACTTTGGAAGGCATGGAAAGGAGATAATGAAGCCTTGCATACAATCTACGGCGAAAAGATACCTGCTGCAAATGTGGCTGAAATGGATATTGGAATGTATTTGTGTAATTACAACATTGCCAAGGGTAAAGAGTTGGAAAAATAAATGCGGCCGGCGTACCACCACCGACCGCTTTCATAAGCATAAAGCTTTGTATTGCTATTAGGAACAGCAAATATATAAAATCTTTATGCATATGGCAAGTGAAGCAGTAAATAATTACATAACTAAGCGCTACGAGCGATGGCTTGATTACTCTTTGTATCATTGTGGGCTTGCTGGTATTTCAGACGAAGCAACAGATGTCCTGAATGAGGTCATATGTTCGCTCCTTCAGAAGCAAAGTGAGTTGCTTGATAAATTACTCGACACAAAGAAAAATGGCTATACGGAGCTTGATTTCTTTGTTTTGAAGATGATAAAGCTTAACGCATCCTCTCCTACCTCACAGTACCGGAGTAGATACAAACCTTTACCGGCAGATGATAACGTAGATTATTCAAAAATGGATATAGAGGACCTACCGGATGAAACAGAAGATAAGAATGCCGATATATTAGCAAAATTGCATCTAGTGAGAGAAATTTATGAAAGCCTGGACCTTGGAGATTTGGCCGCACGTGTGTTTGAGTTTCATTTCTTCCAGGATGGAAATTTCTCTGAATGGAAAGGCCCGGAGACATTGAAGCAGCTATATGAGATATATAATGGAGTACAGGAGCTTATTAGAAAGAAAATTAGTGGAGAAAGTATATTTTAAGTAAAAAATAGTTCATAATTATTGGAAATTCTTATATTTGCAATGCCCAATAATGTTATAATCTATTCATATAGAGTGTAAACCGTAAAATCGGTTTCAGCTTTATAACGGCTGTGGGCGCACTCTATGTGAATATCTAGAGCTATGAAAACTAAATTTAGAGAGTTTAAAACTGTTGAAAAGCAGAAGTCAAAGACTATGCAATTGTTGAACATCGTTTTGTTACACAATCAGGCACCGGAGTCGTATGTGAATTTGTTTGAGAAGATGGTATATTTTGATCATGTAATTCCATTGAAAGGAGATCATTACATAGAGTTATTACGATTTGAGAAACTAGCAACTTTGAACATGTATGAAGGAACGATTGTTACTTATATGGGTATCAGGTCCAATGCATGGTTCAATCAAAGAAGCAAAACGATTGAAAGCAGAGAGAGTGATGAGGATTTATATGCCAATACAAAGAAAGCAACATTCTACTTTATTCCTGAAGTACACAAACTGTGTTTGATGTCAGGTAGTGAAATCACCATTCAAAATATTAAGAAATATATTGATGGTGCTTCGGAAAAAATATTGGGACCAGAACAAATACATTCCAATTTTGTTACATCAAAAGATGAAATAACAGAAGCATATAAGGAACTTAATGTTAACCGTGTAAAGTTAACTATTAATTACGGGAATAAGGATGATATAGAAGGATTTGAAGAAACGTTTAGTGATTTAGCCAAAGAAGGTAATATTGCATTGATAAATATGGATGTGTCCTCAGCAGAAAATGAAGATCTAAATTTAAGTGAAGGAGGGATGGTTGATTCCTTGATTAATCTTGTTACTAAGATGGGGAATGGCGCTGCTGAAATCACAGGTTACCAATTAATACCAGGAAAGAAAAAGGGAAGTAAACCCAAAAGGAAAAATCATAGAATACGCACCGAGAATTACATTGAAAAGATAAAAGTTGGATTCAGTAGCATCGGTAGTATATATATGGCTATATATAACGAGGTTGTTACAAGATATAAAGGTTCAGAATAAAAATGGAAAAGAGACACTCTATATTTGGCTGGGATTCAGTGTTCAGATCATACACGAATTATGATTTGATTAAAGATTCAATTTTCCCTGTATTGGCAGCAGTTACTATAACTGTTATTAGCTACTTAGGGGAAAAAGATATGCTTGTTGAACTGTTTAAGGTTATCACGATTGGATTGAGTGTAGTTCCTGTAATGTTGTCAATCCTTTTGGCTGCTTATGCTATATTAATGTCTATGTACTGGTCCCCAATCTGTGAAAAGATGAAGCATAATGCAAAAGGAAATAAGCTACTGAATGGATTGAACTCATCTTTTGCTGCTGCAATAAAGATTATTTGTTTTGGGGTTCTTTATCTTCTTATAGTGAATAGTATAGGGACTGTGAATATGCCGTTTCATATATTACCACCTAACATTATCAACTCACTGCTTTTAGTCATCTCACTATATTTCATCTTATTTTCAATATGGATAATGAAGGATATAGCGGTCAGCATTTATAATTTCGCCTCTTTTACTATTAATACAGATATCAAAGAAAAAAAGAATGAAGATAAAAAAGATTCATAAATTGCTTATTTACCTCTTTTTTGATGAAAATAAGAGCATTTTCTTTTGAAATTCAGAAATAATCTGTATGTTTGCAGTGCCAAATAATACAGTGGGTTAGTCCCACTTCGCAGAGCGCGGTTAATGCTCACTTTTAAAGTCGGGCTTTTTTTATGCCCATACTTGAACCATAAAGGCGGCTGTCTTTCCCCTGTAGGTTTTGCTCTTCGGAGTTGGATTACTACTGTATTGTTTGGCGACATGGGAAACGACGGCCGTTCTTGTGTTCAATTTATTGCCGAAATGCCAAACAATACAGTAAAATGGAAAATTCAATTTCAATCAATGGTGCGCCCACACCCAATGGGCATCGTGTAACCACAAGTATCGTGCTCCGACTTGTGAATGTGTGTATTGCGTTCATCGCTCTTATTGCTTCAGGTTCTGCTGATACATCATTTCCTCTCTTCGCCTGTATAGGCTGGTTTATCTCTTCAATCGTGTTAATGGCTTCATCAAGAAAGGAGGTATATCATGGCTAATGAATCAATTGCTCCCGAAAGAATCATAGACAATAGACTCTATGAACAATTGCAAGCCTTAAACCGTGTCAAGCTTGAGTGTGGCATCCTATTTGCCACTTATTCACATCAAGGCGTAAACGTATCTGAATCAGATGAATCTACTTTATATGAAGACTTAAACAGTTGTATGCGTACCTTGACCATGCTTGCCAGTAGTAAGTATGAGTTTGATTTGGAGAAAGGAGGCATATTATGAGCGATAAGAATGCGGAACCGAAGTTTGTAGTAGATGAAGAACTTCACAACTTGATGGTAACATTGAGAGATACTAAAGAGGTATATAATCGCATTTGTGCCCGTATGAGAAAGCAAGGCGTAAAGCTGCATAAATGTAATGAAGAGAACTATTCTAGTGACATTGACGAAGTGATATCCACTGTTTCATGCATCATTAGCGAGCAGCTTTATCATGACATACAGAAAGGAGGTCTAGGATGAATGATGATATTCAAATAGTAATCAAAGACGAAGAGATGCTTACTATTTTGCTGAACAAGCTCATTCGATGTCCCAATATAACAGTGAACATCAACATTCAAACTATTGGTGACATCACTAATAGCACAGTGAGCTTAGTAAACGCAAATGGTCGTGATATGAAGGTAGACTGTAAGACCAAGAAGGGAGGTCTGGTATGAATGATATAGTATTCCAAGGTTCAGAAGGCCAACCTCTGACTAATAGTGTGCTTGTGGCAGAGAAGTTTGATAGAAGACATGATAATGTATATCAAGCTGTTGGTAAACTTCTTCTTACGTGCCCTGAAAAGTTAGGGCACCTATTTGTTGAAAGTTCTTATATTGATATTCAAGGCAAGGACCACCCTATGTACGTAATGAACCGTGACGGCTTCACTCTCTTAGCAATGGGCTTCACCGGAAAGAAAGCTCTTCAATTCAAACTCGATTATATCGAAGCCTTCAACAAAATGGAAAAAGCCATAAAGGAAGCACCAGTACTTCCCTCACCTATCGACGTAACTGTTTTGAGGCAATTGGTTGAAACTACACAAGTAATGGCCGCACAAATTAATCAGATCCAATCAGAATTGATTCGCCAACGTGATTTATTAGCTATACCGACTTTGCAGAATCCATTATTATCTGCCAGTGAACAACGTATCTCTCCCCGCCAATGTAAATACTATACAGTTAAACAGATGGCGAAAGCATTAAATTCAGATGCAAGGCAACTGAACGCTTTTCTTGAATATAAAAGAGTCCAAGAATATGATAATATAAAACAGAGATGGGTATTGGATTCGTCTCTTGTTGGACGTGAATTAACATATACGGTTGTATATGAACCTGTCGATCCTGATGATGAACCACGTGAGTATATGGTGTGGACTCCAAAAGGCAGAGACTACATTTGGGAGTTATTACTTAATGAGAAGCGTAAATTTCAGAAATAAACAAAAGAAAGGAAAATTCGTAGTGAAATCTAGAAATATACAAAAAAAAGTAAGAGAATAACGAGTTCTATAAGAAAAGTAGTATATTTGTAACTCAAAACCGTTAGAAAGTTATGGCAAAAGTAATATCTCGTGAAAGTATTAATCGCGCAAATAGTCGTATAATACAAGGAAAATCAAGATCTGTTAGCATGGATAGTCGTAATGTGTCTATGAAATGTAAGACTTCATTCGGTACAAAAAAGATAGTTGTATCAAGAGAAAAAATAAATGTAGCAGCTTCATCGGCATTGAGGACATTAATTGATTAAGGAGATGGAACGAAAGTATAATTTTATCTATGAGAAATTAGTCGAAGCTGAGGACGATTTAGTAGGTCTTGTTGCCTATGGAATTTATAAAAAACATAAGATAGAATTCATAACAGAAATAAAGGAAACAAAGAAGCGTGACCCTAATGATGATGAGTGTGAATCTTTTTTTGTTTCATCTACCACTGAAAGCCAGTTGAAAAAATATCGTAATGATGCAGAAGCATTACTGTCCGACATGGTGATGAATGCAGCAGGTGAGGAAATACAAGAGTATGAAAAAGAAATGCTTCGGGAATATCAAAATAATATAAAGAAAGCATTACCCTCAAATACAAAAAGTGTTTTATTAAGTGTATTGGCTGCCTTTATTTTTTCTTTGATTGCTGGCATGTTCTTCTTTCTCGGAAGCACTTCTGAAAAAGCTACAAATAGTATCGTGCAAAAAACAATGGAAAAGATGAATAGCAGTACAACCAATGATAGCACTTCTGTTAATCACTGAAGATTTTAAACCATAGAAAAAAGTATTGAGAAAGATAGTTATTGAATAGGTTACCATTTTGTTGGTAGCCTATTTTTTTGCTTTCTTTACTGTGTTCGTAACAGTTGGTAATTGTGTACTATCTTTATATTTTAACCAAAAAGTATTTATGAAGCTCACCATAAAACAAGAGAAGTTTTGCAACCTATATCTTGAAACGGGTAATGCCACAGACGCATACAGACATGCGTATGATTGTGGAAATATGAAGTATGATACGATTAAAAGAAAAGCAGTTGAACTTTTAAAAAACGGCACCATTACGGCAACCATAGAAGAAAAGCGCATCTCCATGAATGAAGAGAGCGATATTCGCAAGCAAGACATTCTCGAAGAACTTAAAGCAATAGCCTTCTCCGACATTGCCGACTATATAGAGTTTGACGGTACTGCACTATCTATAAAATCATTTGATAAGCTTACACTTTCCCAGCGTAAAGCCATTGAAAGTATTAAAAAAGGCAGACATGGCATTGAAATACGCCTCCATGGTAAGAACTGGAGTATTGACCGTATATGTAAGATGCTTGGCTTTGATGCTCCTGTCGTTATGGAGCAGAGAATCAATTCAGGATTTGAAGATGTGACTGACGAAGAATTGAAAACGAAGTTAATGAACATGCTTGAATATAGCAAAAAGACAGAATAATCATGCTAAAATGCGATTTATTCCCATGCAAAGTATTTACAAAACGATAGTATATAATCCTCGGGCTCTCAAAATATACATGGAGTTAAAGAGAAGGGATGCCAAAGATGATTTTTGGTCCTTCTGTTTATATTACGACCCTATGTTTTTTTGCCGGAGAATGTTTTTGAGACAAATTGCAGAAGCATTCATGCGCGTGTATGAATCATATTCGTCCGGTGTTATTTATCGTTTGGCGGTCAGTATGCCACCACGTGCCGGGAAGTCGTATATATCTTCCTTGTTTATTGCATGGATGTTGGGCAAGCATCCAGAAGAATCGGTTATGCGTAACTGTTGCTCCTCTCAACTGTACAATAAACTATCATACGATACTCGTATGATATTACGCTCGGCTAAGTTCCAATCCGTGTTCGATGGGATAGTTTTAAGAAATGATAAGCAGAATCTAGCGGGATGGAGTTTGGATAGTGCTAGACAGGTATCTTATTTTGGTGCCGGTGTTGGCGGAACTGTAATCGGTTTCGGTGCATCAATGCTCGCCATGACAGACGACTTGTACAAGAGCCTGGAAGATGCGTTATCCGACAATAATAACGAGAAGGTATGGTCTTGGAAACAAGGTACGCACGATTCACGTATTGAAGGAAGCTGCTGCATGATTGACATCGGTACACGCTGGTCTTCTAATGATGTCCTCGGACGCATGGAAGAAGCCGGCAAGTACAATGAAATCATTCGTATTGCCGCCCTGGATGAGAACGACGAAACTTTCTGTGCCGATGTACATACAACAGAGTACTACAAGGAACTACGTTCTGAAACAGACGAAAGTATCTGGATGGCCGAGTATATGCAGGAGCCCTTCGAAGCCAAAGGCCTATTATTTCCTAAATCTGCTCTCATGCGGTTCAAAAGTTCTGATATTGCGGGAAAGAAACCTGATGGCGTTATCGGTGGTTGTGATACGGCAGATAAAGGAGATGATGATTTCTGTGCACCATTCGCAAAGGTATTCGGTCCAAAATACTTTATCACTGATGTTCTTTTCACCAAGGATCCTGTAGAAGTTACAGAGCCGCGCCTGGCACAAATGGTAATTGATACGGAATGCGACCAGATGCGCATCGAATCAAATAACGGAGGACGTATATTTGCTATTCATGTCCGTAAGATGGTAATAGAACAAAAGAAAGCATGTGAAATACAGGCTCGTCCTACAACACAACACAAACCTACACGTATCATCATGAAAGCTGGATGGATAAAGAAACATTGCGCTTTCCTTGATGAATCAGAGTACGCCAAAGGTTCAGACTACGGTCGTTTCATGAAAGCTCTTACCAGCTACAAGCGCGAGGGTGATAATGCTCATGACGATGCTCCAGATGGCATGACAATACTTGCAGAATTCGCTGAATCACTTGGTTTGAAACTAAAAAAAATTACTAGAAAAGTAGGACGTGGATAATTTTTGTATATTTGCAACACAAATGTGTATACACGGATAAACCTAGAGTAAAAGATGAAGATTGGGCACTAACTACGGTGCTTTGTCAAAGCTAACCTTTTTAAAAGGAGGTTTCAATGGAAATTATCTCTTTTATGGCGGCCATTAGCACTATAGCTTTGCTTGTGCTCGAGCTCTACAGAGAATGTCGCAAGAGTAATCGTTAAGAGAATATTCTTCGGAGTACTTCTATTAATCAAACTAGATCATAAAAAATCATAGATGAGACGATTAAAGTCCCAGTTGAATTAGCTACTCAACTGGGACTTTGACATTCTAATAAAATGAAATTGATAGTGAATCTATACAACATTATATCCTTTGCTAAGCTTTATTGACTTCTACAAGGCTATAACTCCCGCAGAAAATCCTCCTTTGCTGCTATATTTTAAGAGAAAAGTATATGCCAGACATTAAGGATATTCTAAGAAATGAGGACTTCGGAAGCATAGTAGGTGATTTATGCGTTGATACACGCGAGAACCGCAATCCTCGTGAGTATATGGAGGAATACGATGGAGAAAGAACTCGTCGTAAAGAATCTGTCGGATATCGTGAACCGAAGAAGATTGCTGTATACTCGGAAACAGAAAAAGAGGTTGATGCCGATACAGGAGAAGAAAAGCCAAAGAAACTAGAGGATAAAACTGTAGAAGTCGCTCAAGTTGTGACTAATCTACCAAAGAAGATAGTTCGCACCTCTGTTGCCTTTCTATTTGGTGGTGAAATGACTATCACAGCCGAAGATTCAAACGACGGCTTTAGCGAATTTAAAAAAGTATACAAGCGTAAGCTCAAGATGCAATCCGTATTGAAAGAGTTTGCTCGCAAAGTATTGTCAGAAACCAAAGCTGCTATTGTTTTCTATCCAGTTACCCGGGATGATGGTAAAAGCCAGCTAAAGGTTAAAATCCTCTCTACTCCTAAAGATAGCAATGTCGAATGTGAATTCTATCCACATTTTGATGAAGACGACGATATGGACGGCTTCATCTATAAATACAATGCTGAAGTCAATGGCCGTACTTGTGAATGCGTGAAGATATACACGAAAGAAGTTATCTACTCCGGTGTTATGGATGGCGTTTGGCTGGTGAAAAAGACAAAAAACCTCTTTGGCAAGATTCCGGTAGTATATGCCGAGGTCGATTGTCCTGATTGGGACGATGTTGCTAATTTGATGGATAAAAAGGAGATGAGACTTTCCCGTCTGTCAGATACAAATGATTATTTCTCTGAACCAATTCTTAAAACCTATGGTCTTGCAAATCTACCGAGTAAAGAGACAGTTGGCAAGGAACTGAACTTCGGAATAGAAATAGACCCTGATACCGGTACGTCGTATCATGGTGATGCCGATTACTTAGCATGGCAACAGTCTTGTGAATCCGTTACACTCGAACTTAACCAATTAGATGATGCCATACACTCCGGAGCTTCCAGCCCTGATTTATCAATGAATAAACTAATGGGATTAGGTAACTTAAGCGGGACATCTCGCCGATTTATGCTGATTGATGCAGAAATAAAAGCCAGTGAGCAGATGGAAATCTTCGGCCCTGCTGTTCAACGCACCGTGGCAATAGTTCAAGCAGGAATGGCTAATATTACACATACCAAGTATGCGTCACAGCTAAATGATAATTTTATTGAGGTGGAGTTTGGCAGTATTCTCCCACAGGACCTGGCTGAAGAACTCAAGAACCTCGAAACTGCTTCTCAATTCAATAGCAAGGAAACGATTATAAAGAATTCACCATACACTGACGATGTGGAAACAGAATTGAATCGTAAGAAGCAAGACGAAAAAGAGACTGCACAAAATAATTCATTTATTGGAGCAACTTTATAATCTATGCCCGGACTTTCTTTCTACGATAAACAACATATACAGAAAATTGCTGCACAGCAGGCCGTAATAGCCAATATCTTTAATCAGTTTATACTTTCTGTTTCCCCGTATCTCCGTAAATGGTCTGATGCGGGAAAAAATAACGTGTGGATACAGAATCGTAGCATTGAAAATGCCGTCGACAAAGAGCTACTGACATTGGAATCATTGCTAATTAAAAATATCGAATCGTTTCAGTTCGACGCATGGAAGCGGTCAGATATGAAGAATGACGATTTCATACGTGAGTATATCAAAGGAATGTCTATTTCATCGGTTGCCAAGGAAGGTATGTTCACACACAGTATGTCTGCTTTTTCGGCCTTTCAGAAGGAGGTAGATGCTCAAGGGTTGCGATTATCTGATAGAGTTTGGAACATAGCACAACAAACGAAATCTCAATTAGAGTTCTATCTTGATAGCGGTATTGCTGCTGGTCGAAGTTCAAATGAGATTAGTCGCAATATGCGGCAGTTACTAGACAAGCCGGACAAACGCTTTCGCCGTGTACGAAACGACGAAGGTAAGCTTGTATTATCTCGTCCTATGAAAGACTACCATCCGGGACAGGGTGTGTATCGTAGCGCCAAGATGAACGCTCTCCGGACATCTGCAACAACCACAAATATAGCTTACCGTAGTGCAGACTATGAGCGTTGGAGTAAGCAGGATTTCGTACTAGGTATCGAGATACAACGTTCGGCCAATAATCGCGGACCGTGCAAAATCTGTGATGCGATGGTCGGAAAATATCCGAAGACATTCAAGTTTACAGGCTTCCATCCTTTCTGTATCTGCTTCGCTACTCCTATCGTAATGGAACCGGATAATTTAGCTGATTTCCTGCTGAATGACACAGTTCCGCACGAGCAGATTATTACGGATATTCCCCAGAAAGCAAAGGATTTCGTCAGTGAGAATAAAGATGGATTGCAATCGGCTTTTTGGTATAAGGATAACTTCACTAAGGATGGAGATATCAATGAGCGTATAAAGATTGCTATTAAACCAGAAAAGCCACAACAGCTTGTAATTGAGCCTAAATATACCTTCAAAGAAAGTAAGAGCATAGAAGAAGCACAGGAGTTTGCACGTCAATTCTGTCAAAAAAACATGCTTGACCGTACATTCAAGGGAGAGATTAATTACAAAGGTATATCCGTCGATAATGCAAACGAAATCAATAAAGTACTCGCAGATGTTTTCAATCAATTAGATATGCCTAAAATTAGCGGTATCAAGGTTATATCACCAACTTCTGTACAGGGAAAAAAGGCTTTTTCTGATGGTGTAGATGCTGTTGCCTCTTATAGTCCAGTTGACGGAGGTATATTCTTGAATAAAGATATCTTAAAATCACCAAAGGCTTTTGCTGAATATATGCAAAAGTCACAAGATGCATGGAGTAAAGTAATGGAGAATATAGACCGATTAACTCCTGCTCAAAGAGCAATAGCTATGCGTTATAAAGAAGCTGGTCGGTCATTGGTAGATGAAACTTTACAAGGATGTATTCGTCATGAAATAGGACATCATGTACAATGGAAGATGTTACCAACTAATTTGAATAATGAACTAGGTAAGGAAATGAGCCTGTATGCCAGTAAAATTTCTGGTTATGCTACATCAAGCAAGTCTGAGTATTTAGCTGAAAGCTTTGTCGCCTATATGCGGGGTGAAAAGGCTAATATTGACCCCAAGTTAGTGGAATTTCTTGATTCTAAGTTTGTATCCAATTCGGTCGTCAAAATTGTACCAAAGAAAATCAAACGCATCAAGACCGATATAGAGAAAAATGATATTCAGAAAAGATGGGATGAACGATTTGTAAGAAACTTCAATCAAACCAAGATTGAGCAAAAAATTGGCATCAAGAGAGGTGAAGAAATGACTTTCGAAGAAGCTAATGAACTACGGGGAAATATAAACTTCGGTAAAGGGAATGAATATGGTGTAAACTGTCAATCTTGTGTTGTTGCTAACGAGTTGAGACGACGTGGATATGATGTAACAGCACTGCCTAATCTTGAGAAAAAAGGGAATATTCCCCATGAGCTCTCAAAAAGAACTAACTGGGTATGGATTGATCCGAAAACGATGGTTATGCCTGAAAAAAAGACAGCAGGTGGCATATATGATATAACCAGAACAGGGGCTTTAAAAAGCAAAAGTATAAAAGAGTTAACCAAGGAACTAGTCGAACTAGTAAAAGAGCCAGGAAGATACCATATTGATTTCTCTTGGAAAGGTCGAAATTCGGGGCATATTATTACTTTGGAAAAATCACTTGATGGAAAAATAGTCATATATGATCCACAAACTGGAAAAATAAAAAATTGGGGAGAACTATCAAAGGAAATAAGCCTGAAATATGGAGTCAATGTACTACGTGTGGATAATCTTCTAGTAAATACTGATATTATTAACGGAATAGTGAAGAAATTATAGCAGTGTCTCTGAATATCCTTTTGGCATAGAAGTCATTCCCATGATATCTGTCGATTGTGTATAAGGAGCCAGTGTAGCAACGCCATCTTTTACAAGGATAAACCGAGGATAACCAATACAACGCCCTTCATCTTCTTTCCGGGATGCTGTATATGCCAAATAATCGTTCCACTCTCCATAGTAGGAAACTTGGTCGAATCCATTTTGAAGAGCGAGTGCTTTAGCTTTGACTTTATATTCTTTCTTCTTATCCATATTGCAAATGTATGCATTTGATTCTGAAATAAAATATATAAGCAGGAAAAATTTACTCCCTTTATATTTTAATAGAAAATCGTTATGACAATCATTGATGCAATTAAAAAGGGATTGAAAGCCGCAGGTGTAAACGAAAAGTACGCTGTAAAGGTTCAGAAACTCTTCAAAATCGAAAAGGAGGAGGATATTGATACTTATATTGCCTTGTTCAAAGACAATATTCTTCCTGATCTTGAAAACACATCCGCAATAGAAAAAGCGAAAAAGGATGCTATTTCCGAGTATGAAAAGAGCAATGGTTTAAAGGATGGCAAACCTATCAAATCGGCTAAAAAGACTAAGAAAACGGTAAAATCCGAAGACGATGATGAAGAAGACGATAAAGACGAGGACGAAGACTTCGAAGGATTGCCTGCTTCTGTTGTTAAGTTATTGAAAGCCCAACAGAAACAGATTTCCGAGTTGGCTGCATCTGTCTCTACTGTCGCTTCAACAGTCACAACTTCTACAAAACAAGCATCTGCTAAAGCGTTATTTGCAGATTCTAAACTCCCTGCAAAATGGTTCAACCGTATTGATGTCAACTCGGAAACCTCTGTTGAAGACCAGATTAAAGAGCTTCAGGAAGAATATGCCGAAATCAAACAATCTGTTATTGATGATGAGATCGCCGGTGGTGATTACAAGCCTAATTCCTATAAGCCTAAAGAACGTACCGAACAGGAATGGTTGAAGTTAATGGAGGACGAGGAAAGCTCTGATAATGGCACTGCTAGCCTTGGTCTGGAAGAATAATTATTAATATTTAAAGCTATGTTCAGAAAAAAACAAAGTGAATTTCAGTATGCTCCCGGTATCGAAAAGATTATCGAGGACATTCAGGGCGGTGGAACTATTGCCCGCGCGGAACTGAAGGAAATCATCGACGAGCTTCCTCCGCTTGTAATCGTGGGTAAAGATGCTAATGGTCTTTACCATGTAGTTAAAACCGGAAAAGTTACCGCTGTCGCGGCTGCCGATGCTGTTGCTATTCAAATCGCAAAGAATCATGTGTTCAAAGTTGGAGAAGCTGTTACAATCGGCGGTGCTTTAACCGGCGCTTCTGATGTAATCTCTGCAATCGACAAGACCAATACGGCTTATGACACGATAACTCTTGCCGGAGCTATTGGAGCCGCAAAGATGAATGATGTGTTGGTTCTCGTTACCGCTAAAGCTGCTGCCAAAGCTGCTAAGTTCAAATATACCCCAGAGGTTATCACTATGAACAAGGTTGATGTGACCGTTGCTAACCAGCAATCCGGACTCTTGGTGCGTGGTACTGTTAATGAGGCAGTAATGCCCTACCCTGTTGACGACGCTATTAAAGCGTTGCTCCGTTTTATCCGTTTTGTCTAATCCATTAAAATAATGATATATGGAAAGAAGTTTAATTAAACAAGTGAACCGTAAGAACATGGGAGCACGACTTAACTCACGTAAGGTTAAGCCGGTCTTCTTCCCTAACTTTTTCGGTGTAAAGCAGAAAGATTCTCTGAAATGGGAAACTTTGACTGGAGAGAAAGGTGCTCCTGTTATTGCAGACGTTATCAGCTTTGATTCTTCTGCACCGCAAAAGAAACGTGAAGTTGTAGGTAAGATGTCAGGTGATATCCCCAAGACTGCCGTTAAGCGTGGTATGAATGAAAGCGACTGGAACGAATACCGGCAACTTAGCCGTGATTGTGAAGGTGATTCGGATTTGAAATCTATCCTGGACCTCGCTTTCAAAGACCAGGACTTTGTATATAATGCTGTTCGTGGACGTTTCGAGTGGTGGTGCATGCAGTTGTTATCCAAAGGTGGATTCATCCTCAATTCAAGCAACAATAACGGTATTGTTACCGAAGAATTTGTCGGTTGCGGTATGCCTAACACGAACAAGATAGTATCTACCGAGGACTGGGCTAAGTCAGCAACAGCCGATGGTTTGCAGGATATCGAAGATACCGTAGTCGCCGCTTCTGCCGAGGGTGTCACTATTAAATACGTAGTGATGCGTAAAGACAGATTTGCTTTATTGAAGAAGCAAAAGGCTGTTATTGAAAAGGTAAAAGGCTGGATTAATCAGAAAGAAAAGCTGACTATCTCCAAAAAGGTTATTAACGAGTACCTTTCCGGACAAGAGAATACAGAAGGCGTTCAAATCGTTCTTGTAAGTCCGTCTGTTCGTATAGAGAATGCCGCCCATCAACGTACAACAGTAAACCCGTGGGAAGCAAACAATATCTGTTTCCTGGAGGATTTGCAGTGTGGCGATATCCAGCATGGCCCTATCGCAGCAGAACATTCGGTTGAATACAAGAAGAAAGCTACCACGCTGAAAAAAGACTTTGTTTTTATCAGCAAATGGTCTGAGTTAGAACCATTCAAGGAATGGACTAAAGCGGAAGCTAATGCTATCCCGGTTATCAATGACCCTGATGCAATGTACATCATGAAGACTGATGGTAAAGCATGGGCGGAAGGCGAAGATACTGAAAAAACAGACGAAGACGGTTATTAATTATTATTATGGCAACAATCAGAGAAACAATACTGGAATATCCTTCTGTTGGGGATATGGAAGGCTTCTTGGAGAATGTAGTCTTTGTAAAACGTGATGTTAATCCTGAAGATAAATGTACTGCTGAAAACATGAAGCAAGTCAATCTTTGTGTCGCTGATACGTATGCCATGATGGTAAACTCTCAAGATTTCAGTGAAAATAAGCTTTCTATCACTCATCCCCGTTCTTTCTATATTCAGACTGCAAGACAGTTATATATCGAGAACGGGGAGCCGGAGAAAGCTGCTAAACTTGGGAAACGAATCATTATCAAAGGAAGAGCTGGTAACAGATGGTAAAACGGTATCCACATACAGCAATAGTTACTATTGAGGCTAACGGGCGCTTAGTTGATGGTGAATGGGTTCCTGGGAAACCGGTTGAAATATCTGTCCCCGGACGCTACGACCCGGTAAGCGATGGTAGAATCGTTCTCAAACGTAATTCGGCTGGTGATGAAGCGCAGGTACATGGCTATTTCTACTCCAAAATGCAACCGCCAGCAGACAGTAAGTTTTTACGTTTGAAAGTCGCATCAAAGGGTATTGATGTACCGGTTATTTGCTGGGAACCCTATCAATCACATTCAATTATCAACGTATGAGAAATGGCATGACTCCCCTATTTGACCAAAAGTCACTAGAACAATGGTTTGAGCATTTTCAAAGTAAAGCAGAAGATAAGACGCTTGTTCTCCTGCAGGCAGGAGGTGAAAAGTTTATCGAAGTAGCCCGCCGGAGTGGCTCATATAAAGACCAGACTGGTAATCTTCGTTCCTCTATCGGATATATAATTGCAAAAGATGGGGAAGTTGTCAAGGAGAACTTCAAGGAAAGCGACAAGGGGACTGATAAGACAACTGGTAAATATAAAGGGCGTAGGCTTGCAGAAGAAGTATCTCTGTCTCATACCGGTGGTTATATATTGGTCGGTGTTGCAGGAATGGAATATGCGGCAGCCGTGGAAGCTAAAGGGTATGAAGTCGTTTCAGGTGCTAATACGCAATGTGAGAAATATCTAAGGGATACGTTGAAATCAGTTTTTAGCAAGATTTGATTATGGATGAATTTGACGCTATAGATATAGTTTATGATGCTGTGGCCGCTGCGGGCACCGATGTTGTGATTTACAAGGACAAATCGGAAGCAGGTGTTACTAATGAGCATATTGTTATTAATCACCTGCAACTGAATGAACTTGACTTTATTAATAAAGTGCCTGTCAATATCAACATCTTCGTTCCCTTGAATGATAATGGGATGAACCGACGTCAACGAATGAAAGAATTAAAGCGTAAGGTACGGAAATCGCTTGATTCAATCAACAGTAACGACGGCAGATGTAAAGAAGTAACAGTCATTTGGAGTGTTCCAATACCGGAACTGAAAGAAGGATTTTCGTGTGTAAATATTAGATTAGAAATTTTAATTGACAAGTAATTATGGCAGGAGAAGTAAGACCTATCGCCATGGGCGTAGGAAAAATTAAGTTTGGAACAGTCGGTGACGGAGTTCCTGGAACAGACCTCAAAGAATTTCCATTGCCTTTCAAAGGCAGTGTGGCATTTAACTTTGCCGACCCTAAAGAAGTAAAGATTGAGACGGAAGGGAGCGATGAACCTCTATATGTTGAATTTGTAAAAGACACAACGGACTATATAGAGTTCTCAATTCCTACTCCCTCTAATGAAGTAATCAAGGATTTGGCGGGTGGAGAGATTGAAACGACTGGAGGAAAGAATATCTGGAATAAACCTCTCAATGTCCCTTCCATTTCAAAAACGTTCCAATGCGAAACGCTACCTAAGGATGGCAAAAAGGTGGTTTATACCATTGTTAATGGAAAAGTCAGTTCCAAAATTTCGCAAGCTCCCGGTTCAGAGCAAGCCGAATTATTGCTTGTACGTGTATATGTCCAAGCAGCTATTACGATAGCCGGAGTTAAAAAAACTGCATTTATGCGTGAGGTAGTAACTGTTACCGAAGAGGGAGCAGCGTAATCATTAATTGGATTCCTGTATAGCTAAGTTGGCAAAAGCACTACATCGGTTATGTAGAGACCGGCGGTTCGAATCCGTCTGCAGGAGCAAACTATTGAAGGATGGAGCTGAAAGTATTGAAGGTTAGTTGCAAATGGCTTGAAATATTGCCCGGAAGTACAACGGGCTAGGCTCCTTGGATTAATTATGAGTATAAAGAACTTATTTCAGCAAGAATCGGAATCTGTAACGGGCCAGCCCGTCAAAATTCCATTTGATTTCACTAACCGAGATTCTATCCCTAAAGGGAAAAATCCCGGCGATTGTATTGTAATAAAACCTATCACTGTCCGGACATGGTTCCGGATTCGTCCCCTTCTACTTAACATAGAGAAAGACGACATTGAAAAGATGATCGTAAAGACAGGGGAACTGACAAATAATTTCCCGGAGATGATGAATAAGTATGGAGAACTACTTCTCGACATTGTTTGCCTAGGCATACACAATAAATCAAGTGAACCGCCGGGATGGTTTAGAGATGTTCTTGCAGACAATACCACATGGGAAGATATACGCATTTTACTCAATGCGATTATATACCGCATAGGATATCACCCTTTTTGCACCTCTATCACGATGCTTCGGAACGTGAGCCCCCTGGAAGAGACGGAGATAATAGCCGCTCGGAAAAACTTGCAAAGCTGGAAAGTTACAATCCAAGCAGATTCTTAGTAATCGCAAAAGAAGCGCTAGGATTAACTTTTAAAGAAACGCTGGATAGTAGCTATGAATTAATAGAAATGTTACTGCAGGAGTACTCATTTATGATGAGAGAGCGTAATAAGACGCCGGATAAAGACGGAGAAATAGAAGGTAGAGATTTTGAATGGGTAGAACTACCCTCCTTCGATAATCCAAACGAAAAAGTCCGAATGAAAAAATATCACGATATCGGCGGAAAAGTGAAAAGTTAGATAAATTGTTGCTATATTTATATATTAAGTGAAATCTGATTTCTATAAAATTTGGTTTAGAGTTATTTTTATTCGCCCCTGTGTCTGCGAAGATATGGGGGATTTTTATATTTATAGAAAAAGGCTATCTCTTCCCTATTCTTTCCGACCAAGGAACATAATCTTTCATTTACACTAGGGATTATGCAGTAAAGGGAATTGATAGCCTATATTGTGATATAGTAGGCTTGTCAACTCCCTAGAGTAAAATAAAAAGTTGTTCCTTGGTCTTAGAACAGTGCAAAGATGCTGATTCTTCTTGAAACAGCCAAATTTTGTCACTATTTATATTTTAAGAATAAATGCTATATGGGTATTCAGAATAAAGACGGAGCATTATATTTCGCAACCGGAATAGACAATTCAGGGCTATATTCCGGGCGTCAGGAAGCAATGGGAATAATCAAGGCTATGGCTAGTGAGATTACCTCTTTTGACGTGTTTAGTGGTATTGGTATCAGTGCAGGAATTGCCTTTGCAAAAGCGGCTAAGGGAACGTATGAGTTTGAGAAGCAGTTCCAACAGAGTATGAAGGAAGTCGCCACGCTTTCAAGCGGAATAAAGGGAAGCCTTACCGACTACATGAATCAGGTAGTAGATATCACCCGGACTATTCCCGTTGAAGCGAATGAAGCTGCGAAAGCACTATATCAGATTGTTTCTGCCGGCCACGATGGAGCAGATGGTATGAAAGTTTTAGAAGTATCTGCAAAAGCTGCCGTTGGTGGAGTTACCGATACAGCAACAGCAGCCGACGCCATCACAACTCTTTTGAATGCTTATAAACTAGATGTGTCAGAAGCTGAAAACCTATCAGACCAATTATTTACGACTGTTAGACTTGGTAAAACTTCGTTTGGTGAGCTAGGTAAGAGTATTGCACAGGTCGCACCTGTTGCCGCAGCCTATGGTGTGGAAATAGACCAAGTATTGGCCGCTGTTGCTACTCTTACAAAACAGGGAACACCTACCGCCCAAGCAATGACTCAAATACGTGCTTCCATTATTGCAGTATCCAAGGTACTTGGTGATGGTGCTTTTGATAATAGAACCTATCAAGAAGCTTTGGCAGAGGTTGCTAGACAGGCCGGAGGTTCAGAATCAAAATTGCGTGAACTAGTTCCGGAGGTTGAAGCTGTTAATGCAGTTCTCGGTTTAACAGGGATAAATGTCAAAGAAGCCGCCGGGCACCTTGAGGAAATGCAGGATGCAACAGGTGCAGCAGAAGCAGCCTTTAAAGAAATGGCTTCATCTGCAGAAAATCAAATGAAACTTCTTGGCAATAATATAACAGCCGCACTTCGCCCGTTAGGACAAGGAATCTTAAAGGAAATATCCAGTGCAGCGGAATCCATGAATAAAGCTTTTGAGAATGGAAGCGCTCAAGAATCTTTGAAAAACATAGGTGCTTTAATCGTAGTCGTTACGACGGCTCTTGCTGGTTATAAAGGAAGTATCTTGGCTGTAAGTACTGCTAAACAAGTATTTGCAACAGTTACAGCTATTGTCAATAAACAACGTGCTATTGAAGCGGCCAACCTTGTATTAACCAAAGGTATGTATGCCATTGAAGCTACAATGATTGCAAAGAATACAGCTGCTCGCACTTTACTAACCAAAGCAATAAAAGCACAAACCATCGCTCAATTAAAAAATGCTGCAGCTATGTTAACGAATCCCTATGTATTAGCCGCTGCTGCATTTGCCGGACTTGGATATGCTATTTACAGGTGTGCTACGGCGGAAACGGACTCCGAAAGAGCTATGAGAAAGCATAATGCCACTATGGAGACTCAAAAAAAGAATTTGGATGATTTGAAGAGTAAAGCAGATGGGTTTCTTTCTGTTATTAGAGATGAAGCGTCAACTCAATCTGAGAAGCTAGAAGCATACAAACAACTTCAATCAATTATGCCCAACGTTTTAAAGAATCTTGATTTAGAGAAACTTAAAACCATGGAATTAACCGATGTAAAAAGATTGCTCAATGAGGAAGCATATAAACAATATGCTATGGGTATCAAGGTTAAAGCAGTGATGAAACAAGAAGAACTAGATTCAATCAATTCACGTCTTAAAAAAGTAATCGATGAGCAAGCAGAAGCTCCAAGTGGTCAAAAAGCTGCCATCATTCAGAAACTTCAAGAAGACAAGAAAGTGGCTGAAGAATCCGTTCGTCTTGCCAAAGAAGAAGTTGAAAAAATAAACGAAATTCAGAAAAAAGCGAAGGAAAAACAAGATAAAGAAGATAAAGAAGCCGCTATTCAAAATAAAGCCTTTTGGACCAAGCAAAAAGATGATGCAACGAAAGCATTAGATTCAATATCTTCAGCACAAAAGAAGCAAATGGATGCTGGTAACTTCAAAGGTATAGATTCTGCCGTTGTTACTGCCTACAAAGAAAATGTCAAGAAGTTAAAGGAAGCCGAAAAAGAATTAAAAGTCTATGATTCATCTTCCAAGCAGGACGATCAAGCTCACAAGCTCCGTGAAGAACAGGAAAAATATAAACTCCTGTTAGACCAGCAGAAGCGCGAGCAGGCACGGATAAAGGAAGATTCTGCTAATGAATTGAAACAACTTGAAATCGATAAGCTCAAAGAGAGTAGCGAAAAAGTTCTGAGGCAAAGAGAACTTAATCATCGTATGGAGCTGCAAGCTATCGAGCGTGAAACAGAAGATAAAAAGTTAAAGCAATTTAATGCCGCCCGTTCAGCTTTCGAAGCTAATCCTCAAAACAAAAAGAAAATCTTCAATACATCAGAATATATCAAGTCAGAGCCAGTAAAGAAACTGTTTGCCGAATTTGATAAAGTAGCTAATGAAAAAAAGGAAACTACAGATTTAAAGTATAACCGTGGGGATGATTTAGCTGATTTGCTGAATCAGTATCAAGACTATACGGACCAACGTCTTGCTATTGAACGAAAATTCAATGAAGATATTGCCACCTTGCATGAACAACGTAAGCAAGCAGTTAAGAATGGAGATACAGAACAGGTTGAACAGATTGACCGTTCCATTGCACAAGCTACTAAAAACAAAGGAATGGAGCTTATGAGCTTGGATTATGACAAGTTAAAAGAATCACCGCAATATGTTCGCGCATTTGAGAACCTGAAAGAGACTTCAACGGAAACGCTTAATTCCCTGCTTGAACAGCTAGAGAATGCTAAGCAGACGGCGGCACAAGTCCTGTCACCGGATCAGCTAAGGGAATATACAAGTACTATTCAATCCATCATGGATGAACTGGATAGCCGTAACCCGTTTCAGTCACTATCGGATAAGAAAAAGGAACTGGCGGAAGCAGAGGAAGAATTGGCACGGGCACAAATTGAGCTAGAGAATGCCCGCCAGACAGCCGAAGCGGTGAAAGGAGGTGCGAAGATTGAGAACGGAGTGAAATCCTCAAAATACAATCCAAAGACCGGGAAAATTGATTCTACCAAGGCCTATTTATCCGAAGCACAAGCTTTGGAACAAGTAAGGAAGAAAACAGAGAATTACAATGCGGCAAAGGATAAGGTTATCAAAAAGGATACACAAGTCAAGAAGTCAGAGAAAGAAGTTAGAGCACAGATTTCGGAGTTGGCCGATACTATTGATGAACTTGGCAAAAGCATTGGCGGTCCGGCCGGAGAGATCATTTCCCTAATTGGTAGCATAGGGACATTTACCATGACGGCCATGTCCGGCGTAGAAGCTGCCGCTAATACGTCTGCTAATGCTATCAGCACCGTTGAAAAAGCATCAGTTATCCTTGCGATAGTCAGTGCTGCCGTACAGATTGCAACCAAGATTTTTGATATGTTCGGAAAGGATGATACGACGGAGAAGTACGAGAAAGCTAAAGAAGCGTATGAATCTTATATTAATATCCTTGACCGTGTTATCGAGAAACAATTGGAACTAGCTGAAGCATTGACCGGAGATAACGCAAATACTGCTTATCAGAAGGCTATTGATACGATAAAAGAGCAAAGTTCAAATGCTCGTGTATTAGGCAGGCAGTATTTGGATTCCGGTGCATCCCGAAAGTCGCACTCTAAAGGTTATAATGAAGTTAAAGACATGTCATGGGAGGGTTGGAACCAAGCGGCACAAACGCTTGGAATGACAATAGACCAATTTAAAGAGAAAATGAACGGCCGTATGACCGGTCTATTTGATTTATCGGACGAAGAGATAGCAAAGTTACAGGAGAATGCCGGTATCTTCTGGTCTCAACTGGATTCCGATACGCAGAAGTTTGCAGATCAGATTGCAAATGGAGTTGGTAAGATTTCCGAAGTGCTGGAACAACAAATAGCTGATACTACCCTTCTCGATGCAGAGACACTCCGTTCCGATTTTCAAGAGTTACTTACCGATATGGATAATGATTCAGCAGATTTTGCCGGCAATTTTGAAGAATACATGAAGAATGCTATTCTCAACTCCATGATCAAGGAAGAATATATGCAGCAGTTAGAAGACTGGAGGAAGAAGTTCTATAATGCAATGGACGATGGAGTGACGGAAGATGAGTATAACGCACTGAAAGAAGAAGGTCAACGGATAGCCGATGCAATGAAAGCCAGACGAGACGACATGGCCGACATGTATGGTTGGGCAGAAGATGACACAGAGCGAGAAGCGTCTCAAAAAGGTTTTGATTCCATGTCACAAGATTCAGCGGATGAACTGAACGGAAGATTCACTACTATGGTAACACATACCTATTCCATTAATGAGGGTGTAAAACAAATACAGTCCACTACGGATAAAATAGTAGAGAAACTTGTGTATTTATCAAATCTCGATAAAAATATAAGCGAAATGACTAAATATAATAATACGATTATCACGCATTTGTCAGATATCAGTAGTAACACCGCCCGCCTGGAAACAATTGAAAAGACAATGTCTTCTATAAAGACTGGCATCGATACACTGAATACTAAGGGCATAACATTGAAGCGATGAAGGGGCAACTATTAATAGATGGAATAGATATATATGCTGTTTATGGCGTATGTACCATAAAGGGAAGCTACGATAACCTTGTGGCTTTCCCTCCTATGAAAGAACTGGATAAAAACGATTGGCCGGAAGAAGACGGGCAAGAGTTTGATTTGAGTAATCCAGCTCTTAATACTAGTGAAGTGAGCTTAGAATTCGCATTCAAAGATGATTTAGGATTCGGTGCCTTGATAGATATACTTTCGGATATGGGATATCACGATTTCTTATTTCCACTTCTTGGAAGAACCTATCGTTTGCGTCTCTCTTCGCAGAATAGTTACTCTATATACCAACATGTAGAGATAGCGAAAATCACCTTCTCTAATGACTTCCCGCGCGAAAGTGATTATATTTATCAAGAGCCTATAAATTCAATTCCTTTACCAAAAGGTTATGAAATAGACGATAAGGACCTATCAGACTATGGTATTGCAATTTTGAAAGGTAGTAATGCGGAAATACTCAAAGCATCGGCAATCAAAAAGAATTTATTGCAGAATTTCAAGTATCAGGATGGAGCAGTCTACGACGGTGAATATGTGAAGTTTCAAACAAAAGAGGTAGCTCTCAAATGCCTGATGAGTACTCCGGACGTATCAACATTCTGGCGCAACCGGGATGCCTTTCTCCACGACCTTACTAAATTGTCTGCCAAGACGGACGAAGAAGGATATGAGTATTTGGATGCGGAGCGTATATTTTACTGTGAGGAGTTCTTCGAGCACTATCCCTGCTATTACAAAAATTGCAAAACAACGAATTTTATATTGATGAATGGTGGTGTATGGTGGGAATTTACCTTGAAGCTCGTATTTACAGGATTCCGGGCTAAAGAAACAGACTATATGCTTGCGGCAGAAAGTGGAGAGTTGATAATTACAGAGAACAACGAATATTATATTGAATTGATTTAGATAGAAAAGCTATGCCATTAAAAAAGAAGAAAATATCGGAATTGGAAGAAGCGCAGGACATGAGAGGTTTCTACACAATTGGTTACCGTATCGTAAACGGTGTCAAGACCAGTCTAAAGTTCGGTCTTGAAAAGGTTCAGACCGCCTACGAAAATATGGTAGCCCTCAAGAATGATGCTCTTGCCGCTATACGTGATATCCGCTCTCTTGAAGCTACCGTTGAAAGTAACGAAGAAACAAGAGAAATATCCGAAGCCCAACGGGCCGCCGCTGAACAGGTTCGTGTGCAGGAATACGGCGGTGTAATCAATGAATTGAACACAGCCAAGCAATCATCTGTCAGCCAGACGGCGTTGGCAAAGAAAGCGACGGATGATGCTAATGCTGCTACACAATCTTCTATCAATCAAACTGCTTTAGCAAAATCCGCTACTGATAACGCTAATTCGGCTGCCGGAAGTGTCAATGCCGCAAAAGAAGCCGCTACCGCTGCCGCTGCCGGCGCGAATGCAGCAAAAAGCGCATCAGAAGAACAAACTGTACTTGCCAAGACAGCAACAGATAATGCCAATACCGCTGCCAATACTGCCAATTTGAAAGCTACTCTTGCCGGCGAAAAGGCCGCACTCGCCGATGCTGCTGCTCAAGCAGCCAATGAGGCGGCTACGGGCGTAGAAACAAAAGTTAAGACGGCAATTGACAAATTGGTTGCCGACGCTCCCGATGCACTAGATACTTTGCAAGAACTTGCAACCGCACTTGGTAATGACCCGAACTTCGCTACTACCATGACAAATGAGCTTGTAAAGAAACTCAATAAAACGGATATCGTTAATGATTTGGTTTCTGGAGGAGCCGGAAAAGTTCTTTCTGCCGAGCAGGGAAAGATATTAAAAACGTCTTTTGACAATCACAATCATTCGGGTATTTACGAACCTATATTTTCTAAGAATACTGCCTTCAACAAAAACTTCGGTACGGCAGCCGGAACAGTATGCGAAGGTAATGATTTGCGATTGAGTGATTCGCGTACTCCCAAAGCTCATACTCATCCGGCAACCGAAGTAAGCGGCGATGAAGATCATCGCTTCGTTTCAGATGCCGAAAAAAATATTTGGGACAGTAAAGCGGAAGGGAACCACAATCATGACAGCATATATTCTTCTGTAAATCATGAGCATCAAGCGTCTGATATTCAGGAAACAACAGATAAAAAAGTCATGACTGCGGAGGAAAGAAATATACTAAGTACTCTCGGGACTACGTATGCTAAAGCCGATTTGTCAAATGCTGTAACAACATTAACTAGTGGAAATAACACATACATTAAATTCAATAATGGGATTCTGATACAATATGGACGTATCACTACTACCGGACAGAAGGAGCGTAGAGTATATATGCCTATATCTTTTAAAAATGACGGATACAAAGTGTTTTATGGTATTGAAGCTGGGGCTGACGTTGTTCAAACATTGTATACATTGAACAAAAGCACATCCTCATTCTATGTCAGTGGTACTTTTTATGATCCCTATAATGGTAGTAAAGGGTTTCCTGGTGAATCCTTTGATTGGTTTGCCATTGGAATTTGGAAATAATAAAATAGATAATAAGTATGAAGCAAAAAATGTATTGGAAAAATGGTTTCTACGACACACCGGTAGACGGTGCGGTAGAAATAACTATAAAAAATTACAGGGAACTTATGGAAGGACAGTCATCCGGGAAACTCATTGTTACCAATGATGAAGGGTATCCTGTATTGGTAGAAAACGAGTACTCCCTTGAAGATATGCAAAAAATAAAAGTATCTGATATTCAATTGTTTGACAATTCCAAAGAGGTCAATTCTTTTGAATTACGGGCTAAAAGTATGTGGTTGGATAAGTCTACACGTGTTGGATTATTTAACTCAATTAATATCGAAAAAGAGGCGGGTAAAACGGAGACTGTGCTTTGGTATGATGCAGTAAAATATATCATTCCAATATCAGACGCTTTGGATATGCTGAATGTCCTGGAAATGTATGCGCTTGAGTGCTACAATGTAACACAATCGCACATTGCAGCAGTCAAGGCATTGGATACAATCGAAGAGATTGAAAGCTACGATTATACCGTTGGTTATCCAAAGAAGCTTAGCTTTCCGAGATAGTCGGTTTTAAAGTTGTAGGCTTCGATTTCTTCTTTCGTTTCCAGTTGATTAATGGCTTTGATATGCCCTTGTGTTGTATGGTAGCACGCAAGGGCGTATAACTCTATCTGTTGTAGCATATCAATGGCTTTCTCGATTGATAAGACCAACTTTGCATCATTTAGCCAGATAGTCGTTTCGGATCGTCCGGATTCTCTTTCAATACTAATTGAATTCATGAGACCTACACGGGTACTCTTATTAAGCCAACCGGATACATTACCAATACTAAAGCTATTTACCGATTCGGATGAGTCATACGCCTGTAATTCCGCTATTTTTCGGGCTTTCAACTCTAATAAGGTCGGTTCATATCCCTTCAATATGGGATATCCTTTCTCGTTCTCTACGATTATGAGTCCGGCAGATTGACCGTCTAATAATTCTTGCCAATACTTTTTCGTAATCTCTACTGCTCCGTCTATCGAAACATCGTAGAATCCGTTTTTCCAATACATTTTTTGTTCCATAATTATTCTTTATTGGTTATTTCCATCGACCTATTGCCATCCAACAAAACGGCTCTTTATTTTCCTGGTTTGCACTAACGGTAAAGCTGCTATTATAGAATGCATCAACCGTCCTTCCAGCATAATAATCCTGGAATCCGCTCTTTGCCGTTACAACAACTGAATATGGAGTAGAAGCGAAAGAAACAGGAAGGTATACAGATTGCTTGTGGTAACTATCCTGGCTATTAGAAGCATATCCCCATTGAATTAACAGTCCATCAGGGAACTTGTAATACCCATTTTGAGAAAGATATTTTGTAATAACATTTGAAAAGTCTGCTTTGGCGTACTTAGTCCCGAGAGTACTTAGTAAAATGACATTTAAATACTCTTTATATAGGTATTCAAATGCCATTTTATAACGTATTATTTTATAGTAAAAAACACATTTTGTTTTGGTGATTGTATTTTGATTCAAAACAAATTGTTTCGGAATTTATATTTTAAGCTATAATCCAATAATAGTACAAAGATATGATAGCTTTATATAATGGAGATAAGAAGATAGAATTAGAAGTAAGGGACGAAAGTTATTCCTATGAGGCTATCATGGCTGAAGATTCCCTCACTCTCTACTTTGACTATCCGGGATATTTAGATATTCCGGTCGGATCGTGGTGTGATTTCTACGGAAAACGATATTCTCTCAAAAAAGAAAGCAATTTTAAAAAGAACGGTGAACGTAAATTTGAGTATACACTTATTCTTGAAACCGGCACAACTGACGCAATGTTGTGGAAAGTGCGTGATATTGAAAGACGCATTAAATTTTCCTATACTGCAAAACCACAAGAACATCTCCGTTTACTAGTTGAGAACTTGAATCGACGTGGCATTGGTTGGAAAGTTGGAGATTACATTGAAGGAGCAGAAAAAGTTATCAACTATAATCATACATATATCTTAGATGCCTTGAATCAACTTGCAGATGCTTATGAAACGGAATGGCAGATCACAGAGGAAACAGTAGATGGTAAACAGATAAGTACCATTCATCTTCGCAAGGTTGAATATAACAAAGACAATCCTTTAAAACTGTCATACGGTAAAGGGCATGGATTTAAGGTTGGTGTAAGTCGGGAGTTTGGAAAGATACCCCCGGAAATTATCTTGGTTGATACAACCGACCGGAATATTGATTATTCCACGTATGGAGCAAAGAATCTCCTTCTTCCTAAAGATAAATCCCTTGTCTATGAAGGACATACTTACAAGACAGATACAGACGGAACTTATGTAATGCGTGCCGACAAGGAACTCACAACTAAAAAAGAAGAAAGTTTGGATTGTACACATATCTATCCTTCACGCATCGGTACTGTAAGCTCCGTCCTTGAAATTAATGCGGAGAATAATTTCTATGACTTTATAGATGCGGATATTCCCGACACTCTAAACTTTGAAGAATGCCTGATTGCCGGTGAAAGCATGACGGTAATTTTTCAGACCGGTATGCTTATTGGCAAAGAGTTTGAAGTTAAATACATACATAAAGAAAGGGATAAAAAACCTGGTCGGAGATTTGAAATCGTTCCGCAAGAGATTGATGGAATCACCATGCCGGAACGAAATGTTTGGCGTCCGAGGGTTGGCGATACGTATGCCGTATTTGGCATTCAGTTACCGAATGCGTATATCTGCGATGATAGCACGCAAACAGGTGCCAGCTGGGAAGTATTCAAGGACGCCGCTAAGTACCTGTTTGAGCACGAAGACAAGAAGTTCACTTTTACCGGCACTCTGGATGGAATTTGGGCTAAAAAACGCTGGATGAATATCGGAGGAAAAATAGTTCTTGGTGGTTACGTAAACTTTTCGGATACGCAATTTCATCGAGATGGTTCACTTATTCGGATAATTGGGATCAAACGCTATGTGAATAATCCTTATAGCCCTGAAATTGAATTATCCAACGAACCGGTAGGCACGTCAATCACCAGCGAATTGAATAAGATTGATACGAATGAGGTAACTATTGAGAATAGGCATAAAGATGCGTTACAGTTTACCAAACGCCGGTTCCGTGACATAAAGGAAACAATGGGTATGCTTGAAAAAGCAATGCTAAACTTCTCCGGTTCTATTAATCCTATCACTATCTCTACCATGCAAATGATTGTCGGAGATGAAAGTTTACAGTTCCGTTTTGTCAATTCCAAGGCCAATCCGGTACAGGTATCTCATAATATTACCTATAACTCAAATACGAAAATATTAAATGCTCCTGCAGGGATATTGCAACATATGACACTCGGCATCAACAGCGTATCATCGGAACATAATGCAGGTGAGTACAAATACTGGGATATGGCTGAATATAACTCCCCTCCCCTTATTGAAACAGTGAAGAAGTACTATCTTTATGCGAAAGTTAGCAAAAGCAGCCAAACAGGTACATTCCTACTTAGTGAAGATGCTATCAAGTTAGAGCAGATAGATGGATATTATCATTTACTCACTGGTCTACTACTTACGGAGAGCGAAGAGGAACGTAGCTTTGTCGAATTGTATGGATTTACCGAAGTTTTGCCAGGTCGCATAAATACAGAACGCATTGTTTCGCCGGATGGTGAAACCTATTTTGACCTAGTAAAAAGTGAGATTGGAGGCAATATTAAGATAAAGGCCGGTTCTTCAGGATTGAATAATCTGAAAGAATGGGGAGAGTACAGTTCCGAGTTTTCCGCACTTAGCAACCAAGTTTCTGCACAGGTGACGCGGGTTGATAGCTTGACGCAGAGAATAGATACAGCGGGATGGATTACCACTATTGAAGGTAATAAAATATATGCATCCAAAGAGCTGGAAAACGGAAATACGCTCATTTCTTATATCAATCAAGATGCTGTAGAAACAACTATCCATTCTTCAAAAATTAATTTGGAAGGAGCTGTTACTATCAATGCGCTTCATAGCGATTTGCAAACCGTGATTAATTCAAAAATTGATAGGGACGGATTAGGAAAGTTGGCATTCGAAGATGCAGTTGAATATACAAAGCTAGGAACTACCATCGTGGTAGGGGGATATCTAAATACAGATTTGATTAAAGTCCGTAGAATTGATGCTGATTCCGGATTTATTGGTGGGTTTACAATCGAGAGCGGTCGTCTAGTTTGGACACGTTCAGGATACTTTGGTGGAACGTCCCGTAGTTTGAAATTAGGCTCTGGAACTTCAAAAGAAGGAGTTGTTAATGTCACATTCGATGCTGCTACCGATGGGCGATTTGGAGTATCTGCAATCGGTTCAAACTTCGGTGGAGCATGTATTTACGCATCAAGAAATCTTAATGCGTCAGATAGAAGTTATCCACCAGGCAGCACAACGTATGCAGGCTATTTTGATGGTGGTGTTTTTGTAAAAGGAAGTTTAGCTAGTGAGTTGTGCCTTGCTGATAATTACGGGTGTATCACTTCTAAGGATGCGGATGGAACTATTCATTATTACCAAGGAATAGATTTTGATTTTGGTAGTAATATGAAATTTAGAAAAGGATTGTTGGTATCAATCGCTTAATATATAAACAATTATGAAGGTAAATTTAAACAGGCCTTTACTTGATTTTAAAGGCAATGAGGCTATTAAAGCAGTCAACGGTAAAGAGGTAAAACAGTTTCTACGTGATGTGGTTGCAGAAGCACTTTATGCAGCAGGTTCTAATCCTCAACAGGGTTTGGATATGTCGAAAAAGTTACGTGCATACAAGATGTTACAACAGGTTATTAACAATCGTGGCGTACTTGATATAGAGACAGAAGATGCTACCTTATTGAAGGAAATTTGCGCAGACTTCTTTGTATCTGGTGCATACGGACAAATTTATGATTTAATAGAAGGAGGAAACAAGGAATGAACATTACAGCAACTAACAGCACCGCTTCAACTAAGGTTACGGATGCTATCAGGGTTAAATACAGAATGTCAACCCGTGGTACCGAAGCGGTGAAAGATATTACTGCCGAGATTGTCAAGGATGAAACGGTAGTCGGATTCTTCAATACATCAAGAAATGGGGTGACCGGTTTCTCTCTGCATGAGGATCATGGGCTAACCTCTGGCGAAGTGAAACAAGTGTTTCAGACAGCTATCGATGATTGTAGCGAAGTCTTTAAATAAAGTATTAATATTTTAGATAAATGATTATGGATTATTTCAAAAACTTACTTATTGGATTGATTACCGGTATAGCTGCTTATCTTAATCCCATCTCTGGAGAGATCAAAAGCCTTATTGCAGTATTTGCTCTTAATTTCATCTGTGGGCTGCTTACTGCGCTACTTATCAATCATGAAAGCTTTTCTTTCAAAAAAGCTTGGAGATGTATTGTAGAAGCAACTATTTTCTTTGCCTTGGTTAGTTGCATCTACTTTATTGGTGAACACAAAGGTAATCCGGAAGGTGCGCTACAATGCGTCTCATTTATTACGTACAGCGTATTCTATTTTTACGGGGTAAATATTCTAAGGAATATCAAAGAGATTTTACCTAACTCTAGTAATGGTTACAAGGTAGTAGCTTTCCTGCATTATGTTCTAAGTGTTGAGTTTATAAAGAACATACCATATCTAACGAACTACTTACAAAAAGGAGGTGCAAAATGAAGGAAATTGATGCTATTATCATTCATTGTTCGGCTACAAAAGCTGGGCAGGATTTGAGAGCTAAAGACATTGATCGGATGCACCGGGCAAGGGGATTCAACCAAATAGGTTATAATTATGTGATCGACCTGGACGGATTGATAGAGAATGGTCGCCCGCTTTCCATCGACGGTGCACATTGTAACACTAAAGGTTTCTCGGAATCTTCGTATAATAAGCATAGTGTTGGCATCTGTTATATCGGAGGCCTGGACGCATCTGGAAAGCCTGCTGATACTCGTACTCCAGTTCAAAAAGCAACCTTGCGTGAATTGGTCGAGAAGCTCTGTAGAGAGTATCCTATAATTGAAGTGCTCGGACACCGTGATACTTCTCCGGATCTGGACGGCAGCGGTGAGGTAGAACCGAAAGAATATATCAAGGCGTGTCCCTGTTTTGATGTTCGGAGTGAATTTCCTAATTTCTTGCGTAATACAGTAGTTCGACCATGAAACGGTTGATTTACCTAATCATATTGTTAATATTAGCAATATGTTTCGTGTCATGTCGGACTCAATATATCCCGGTTGAGTCCGTCCGCGCTGAATACAAAACACGTGATAGTACCCGTTATGATAGCATCTATCAACGAGATAGTATTTATACGCTCATAAAGGGCGATACAGTTTATCAGTATAGATATAAGTACCTGTATAAGTATCAATATCTCAATAGAACTGATACAGTGATAAGGATTGATTCAGTGCAGGTTCCTTATCGGGTAGAAAAGCAGCTAAGCAGATGGCAACAAATGAAAATAGAATTGGGCGGGTGGTCGTTTGGTTTGATTATTGTCACATTTTTTGTAATTGTTGGATGGTTGGTGTATAGACGGAGAAATAAATGAGCAGGCAAGATATACTTTCTTGGAATAATTCTATGTGGAACGACTATAATTTGTAATAGTAGTTCTTTTTATTTAGATTATATTTCTCATTTCTTTTTTTATTTCTACTTTTACAGCAATTTTATAATCAAAGTATGCCAGAAATAAAAATAGGGACAAGTATAGGAAGTAATTATGAAGGATATGAGCAATTAGTCTCAATATACCATCAAATGAAAGAATATAGTGATACCACTATTTATTTGGACTTCTCCTCAAATCGTTGGTTTGAAGCTAATTTGTGTGCGGTTTTAGGAGCTATTTGTTTGCTGATGGAAAAAAACAGAGTCAAAATAGCTTGTTCTAATATGTCTAATTCTTTAATCGATATATTGACAAGAAATGGATTTATAGGAAGTAATTATTTAGATTTACCCGATAACCACAATGGAACGGTTGTTAGTTTTCAAAGATTTAAGCATAATCAAGATAATGCTTTTAATGGTTATATAAAAAGAGAACTTCTTTCAAAATCAGACTTTCCTAAGCATAGTTTATTGCTTGGAAAAAGAATTACTGAGAGTATTTTTGAAATATTTGAAAATGCGAGAACTCATGGAAAATGTGAATTTATTCATACTTGTGGACAATATTATCCGCGAAAAAGTCCTGCTCGATTGGATATAACAATCGTTGACGTAGGACAAACTATTCATAAGAATGTTAATGATTTCCATTTTCCTTTAGAAGAATTTGATGCTTGTATGGCTATAGATTGGGCTATAAAATATGGGAATACGACCAAAATAGGAAGGACAGGAGGATTAGGCTTAAGTCTAATCCTTGAATTCATAAAGCTAAATAATGGAGTAATGCAAATAATATCATCAAATGGATATTGGGAATATCGTAGAAATCGAGTGCGTATGAACACACTTAAGAACAATTTCCCAGGGACTATCGTTAATATTGAGTTCAATTTTGATGATAGCTGCTTTTATCAATTAAAAAGTGAGGCTAATTTGACTATGAATGATATATTTTAGTAATTTTGTACCATGAATATGAAAGAGGAAAATGCTATATTAAAAGTTAATGAGTATACTGTATTAGATATTGCTGTATCTTCTGATGAAGGAGATAAGATTAATCAGCGTATTCATTTATTGTTGGAACGATACCAGAAAGTAACTATTGATTTTTCTGGTATAACTTTGTTGACTTCTGCTTTTCTAAATGCTGCTATTGGACAATTGTATAATGATTTCAATTCGGAGGAGTTAGCATCCCGTCTATTTTTGTCTAATGTGAGTAAGGATGATTTACCGTTATTCAAAAAAGTAACGGATAGGGCAAAAGAATATTTTAAAAATGAACAGGAATTTTCTAAGACTACAAAAGAAATTTTAGATGGGGAATAATTGCATAGATATTAGGAATTACGCCCCTAAAAGTATGGATAATTTCTTTTTTGACAATAATATTTGGGTGTTTTTGTTTTGCCCAATAGGTAATCACGACAAGAGTAAACAGAAAATATATTCTTCTTTTTTGCAGTCTGTTCGTCAAGTAAATGCTACTATATGGATAAATAGTTTAGTTATTTCTGAATTTGCGAATGTAAGTATTAAACTGGATTATAATCTATGGAAGAAGAATGAAGTGAAGGAGGTATCATTAGAAACGGATTTAGATTATAAACAAGTATATAGAAAATCTCAAAGGTATCATGATACAGTTGCAAGTATTTGTGCTGCGATAAATCAAATATTGGTATTGTGTGAGAAATGTACTGATAACTTCAATGCTTTAAATATCCAATCGATTCTTTCTCATTTTATAGATATAGATTTTAATGATAGCTATTACATAGAGTTATGTAGACATTCATCTTTTAAATTTGTGACAGATGATAAAGATTTTATGAATACTTCAAATAACAATATAGTAATATTAGGTAATCTTAAAAAATAATTTCGCATATATATATATTCGCCCCGCTTCTTTGATTCGGGGCTTTTCTTTTGGTTATCTCATTTATAATTATTATATTTGTATATAGACGTGGATGTCTGTTGTATCATCTCTCTACGAAAAAGTTGCTAGTTTTCGAGAACGGGAGACAATACGTTATTTATTCCATTAAGAATGAGCCTCGACTAAGTGTAGTCGGGGCTTTTTGATTATTATTTGTCGTATATAAAATAATCATATATATTTGTCCAAATAAAATTGATATGCTATGGAATACTTAGATGAATTTAAGGAATTTGTAAATTACTGTAACCTAAATGGTAAATATGTTGGTTGGGGAAACCCTAACTCTAAAATACTAATAGTGGGTAAAGAGTCTGCAATGGAAGAACCTGATGAGTTTTATAACAGCAATGCATCTATGTGGGATAATCATGTTAGTAATGATACAATTATGGAGTTATGTCATAAAGTAGAACAAGATGTTAACGTAGCAAAGGGATGGGGTGTAAATACTTGGAGCAAGTATCAGAGATTAAAAGATTATATCTATGGCAGCGAAGGGTTTCAAAATCGGTATGTTGATTTCCCAACTCAAATATTTACTACCGAGATAAATGATACCCCCAGTCTCCGAACTGCTCAAGCCGATAAAAGTGGAACTTCCTCACGGAAAGAATTATTTCAGGTATCCTCCTTTATTCAAAGTTTTCCTGTGATTATATTGGCATGTTCTAATTATATTCAAAATAACGACAATATTCGTGAAATAGATAATATTTTCGGTGTTACCTATGACGGTGATGATGTCGGTAGATTTTTGTTTAATAAAGGAAATTGGTTTTATACTCATCATGATGCTAGTGGTAGAAAACTTGTAATCCACACTCGTCAGCTAAGTGCGGATGTAAAGGATGATATGTTAAAGCAAATGTCGGAAATAATAAAAAAACATTTGGAAAGGTATGTTTGATTTATTAAATTGCTATAATAAACAGGGATGTTTAAAATTTACTGTTGATGACAATTTGAATAGAGAATGTGAGAAGGCTCAAATTCCTAATGATTGTTGTGGAGTGTATATTGTATATGGTTATTTTAAAGGGATGAAGATTCCGGTTTATATCGGAAGTTCAGGGCATATAGAAAATGGAAAGACAGTGCATCGCAAGGGAGGGCTAAAAAGACGAATAATTGGGAAGCAGCAAAAAACTAATTGAAAGGTGAGTTTGAAGATTTTGTAAACAATAAGAATATTGAATGTTTAAAAATATAATATGGGAAATAAATGCGATTATAACTTCGTTCTTGAATTATGATATTTTTGTTATTAACTTAAATAAGTCTCCAGTATGAATAGAATTATAATTATTGGTAACGGTTTTGATTTAGCTCACAATTTAAAGACTGGATATCAGGATTTTATTAATGACTATTGGGCGGTTGTTGAAGAACAGGTGTATGGTAGATACTGGCAGTGGTTAGACCAGCATTATGGAGGGTCAAAACACATCCCTGAAAATTACAAAGATAATTTTGTGTGTATTGAAAAAGAATGTGGTAAAACTGAAACCAATAAAGTTTGTTTTTCATATAATGAAAATAGTCCTTTTAGAAAACTATGCACATTAATCGATGAGTATAATAGCATCCCTAATACACCAGTGACAGTTCATTTAAAGTTTAAAAATCATTTTTTTGAACGTATATCTCGTCAATGTTCCCTTGTAAATTGGGTAGATATTGAAAATGAATATTATGCTGTATTAAAGGAACTACTTCAAGAAAAAAATCCCCAGAAGCAAAGCGAAAGTATTCGAACATTAAACAAAGACTTTGATGACGTGAAAAGACTTTTAGAGGATTATTTAACCAAGATCACTCAAAGTACAGAACTGAAAAAACATCAATCTATACAAGATGCTTTTTCAAGTTTTATAGAACTTGATGAAATTGCGACTTGTAGGCAAACTAAATTTGTTGAGTCTATTTTTTCTAGTATGTTTCGTTTGGGGGATTTTGTTGACTTTGAATTAGATCAAGAGGCAGATGTTCAATATACTTTATGTGATACAAATGACGAAAAGCGTATGTTATTTATTGAAAAGAATATTGGTTCTGAATCTTTTAAGAAAAATCATTTAGTACCGTATACATTAATTTTAAATTTTAATTACACACAAACAGCTGAAAAATTATATGCTAAAAATAGTATTAATGAAGTTATCAATATTCACGGAGAACTTAACAATGAAAACAATCCCATTATATTTGGATATGGCGATGAGCTAGATGATGATTATGAAAGAATAGAGAGATTACAGAATAATGATTTCCTAGAGAATATCAAATCTATACGATACCATAAAACAAGAAATTATAAAAAGCTTTTGGAGTTTGTTGCATTAGGTCCATATCAGGTCTTTATAATGGGGCATTCTTGTGGAAACTCTGATAGGACATTATTAAATACTTTATTTGAACATGATAACTGCCTATCTATTAAAGCCTTTTATCGACAGTACGAAGATGGGACAGATAATTATATTGATATGATAAAAAATATATCTCGTAATTTTAATAATAAGCCCAATATGCGTGATATAGTTGTAAATCGAGAAGATTGTTCTCCTTTGGTGGCCGTCAAAAAAGAGGTAGCCCAATAAGCTACCTCTTAATTAGATATTATTTTCTCCCAATCATCGAGTATCGTAACATCCCACCGAGGAAGATCTGGATTAATATAGGTAACAGACCTACCATACACAGAGAAACTTTTTCCAATAAACTCGTCAATAGCTTCATCTTCCCCTTTTTGAAGACAGATATTCATAAAAACATGCATTTCATTCCAGTTTGTAGGCCCAATGAACAAAGATTCAATCAAGCGGCCTTTAACAGGTACACCGATAACTTGCTCTTTTATCCTATCAACTAATGATACTGCTTCTTCAAATGTCATACTTGTAATTTTAGAGCAAAGATATAAAAAATAGATGCCCTCTCCCCTATCACATAAAAGCTATTTCAATCTGTGGAATTTCAGTATTACAAATTTCAATTCTATTAAGAAAGATATTTTCGTAATTCTTCGATTGCCTGTGATGCACTTCGGACTACCACATACTTATTACGGCATGATTCCGCTTGTTTTTGAAACTCTTTCTGTTCTTCTGACTGTTTCCCTACCCTCGTTTTAAACTCTATGCAGAGAGAAGCAAAACCCTTTTTAGGAATTAGTACGATCACATCAGAAATCCCAGGCTTTACTCCTTGCCGTTTGAGATTAGCAGCTTCTCGTATATGACGGCTTCCACCGTTTGGGACCGCGAATATGAGTTTATCAGGTATATTTGGAAAGTATAGAGGAATAAGCTTGAAGAACTTTGTTTGTATGCGAGCTTCCTCGTTATTATGTACTTCTTTAGAACGCGGAGGATTACGCTGATCTGCATAGCAATTATAACACATGAAGTCGGTACCGATCTTAATAACCGATACCGTTTCTTTTCCACACAAAATACACTTTTCTTTAGACATTATTCAAAATAAGCTAAATTGTATTGGTTTTCTACCTACTACTGCTATCGTTCTCTCATGAATCGGGCACTGCGAAGCGTAGGGGCATCTCCCTGACATTGCAGAAAGATGCGCTCCATGCCATTCATCCCAGTCTGTTACATTATTAGCGGAAAGAAAAATTATCAGCTTCATGCAGCAGAAACCTCGTTCTTTCTCTTGACTTCCTGTAATTTCAAATAACCCATTACTCTGTGGACGTTTCATTCAATTATACATTATTTTTTGGTAATAGTTAATCCTCAATAGAATATAATGCCTGCATACACTCGAACGGGAAAGTGGAATTTAAAGCATCATATACTTCTTCCGGTATATCATCTTCGCTTTCAAAATCGCCTTCAATACTTTTTGCTCCAGTTGCAGTTGCAACATACTTCTCTTTATACTCTTTACCGTCAATAATTACGGTAATCTCCCATCCTTCGGAAGTAATTTCTAATGCTATCTTATTCATATCTTTTCCTTTGTTATCAATATCTGAATTTTGTAAAATGAATAATTGCCATAGGTTGATTCAGATCATAGCCATTAAACCATTCAATCCAATTTTTAAACGATAGTCCGTCATTATTGGCTAGTTCCTCTGTTAGTGGTGTGTTTATACCATTTTCAATTTTGAAATGTGACAACGCTCCGCAAAACGCTAATTTCTGTATCCCTATGCCATTCTCCGATGTCAGCTTTACAACTTCAATCTGTGAGCTGCGATAAGGCTTTCCAATCCACTGCCGGACGGAAAGAACAGCTAGCCCAGCTTGAACCTCTTTAATACGCTTCTCCCACATTGGGTAATTGGCTCGTATGGTGTGAAGTTTCGGACGTAAACAGGCTCTTATACAACTGTTGCATCGGGAAATTTCTTCCCCCGATAAATCCTGTTCCACTTCACAATCAGGGCAGAGTTGCCCCAAAAGAAACCCATATTTGAAATTCGTCTCGTTCCCTGATTGACTATGTCCTACCGGGAAAAACTGTGAGAGTGTGATTACATAAGTTTTCATTTCTTATCAGTTATGGGTTAATTCTTTCAAGCCAATCACTAACGCATTTTTCCACTTCTGCATAGCTGACAAACGTTCTTTTTTCAACAACTACTAAGTGTTGCATTAATTCACCGCGAATCATTCCTGTATCATCCTTCCAAACGTTTATAGCTCCGTTATTTCCAGCAGAAGTACAGGCATATCCAAGTTCAAGAGTTGCCTCTATGTCGTTTATATCCTTGAACCAATACGCATATATTTTATCCCTCTTTACTCCCGGGAGCCCCTCTAATTGACAGATAGGCTTTTCTTTCTTTACGACTATATTCTTATTCATTTCTGTATCTAATTTGATTAAAACCATTCTACTTTATGATTGTAAGGCTATCAAGTGGAGCAGGAAACCAATAACTACTTTTATCCAGAAATACACATCCTCCACCATTATCAGGTTTACAAAACCCTAATACCTCAAAAGGACCAAACTTTATACCATGCTTGTTTTTAAAGATAACCTTATCACCAACATTCAATTTCCTATCTGTACATACTACATCTGATAAGTTATCACATATTTCTGTGAATGTACTTTCCTTCCATTCCAAAAAATCTTTCTTATGATTCATTCCTGATTTATCTTTATATTATCTAATATTTCTGCAACTTTGCATATAGCATTATTGATTATTGCTATATCTACAGCTTTGCATATAAAATTCATTTCTCCGATTTATACCATTGTTTCCATGGTCGGAAGCATCCTTCACACCATTTTTCAATACAGAGACTTCGGTAATATTTCTGCGTATTCATTATGATAAGGCCGTTTGGATAAACGATAACATACATTATATCTTCACGCATATTGACTCCTTTCTGTTTGGATTTGAGCTATGCGGTAAACGAAGAATCTACCGCATAGCTGATTTATCATTTATTTTTTGCCGCTTCTAAAACTGGAAGATTTGTCTCCGTTGGTATGTATATCACAGTTTTATCATTCAGATTGCTTTGTTGACGTACCCACAAATATTGGATATATGCAGGGGTAATACTTCCATTTTCAATTTTAATCGCTTCTGCAGCACCTTTAGCACGTTCGATTTCAGCTTGGGCGTTCAACTTTTCAGCTTCCAGATTTGCTTTAGCTTCTTCAATCCTTATTTTACGGTTTTGTTCTGCTTTAGCAAATTCAGCCTTTCCAGACATTTCTTGCTGCCAAACGTTATAATAAGGGATGGTAACAAAACACCCCACAACAATTGCGACAAATACGATAGCCGCCAAAATTCCAAGTTTATTCATAATCTAATATTGGGTTTTATAAAGCCGCCCAAGGCTTATTAGTTTATTATTATTATATTGTCAAAAAAACAAATATATGTCAACAATATATCGTAATAGAACAATCCGCCCACGGCTTTTTCATTTAAGAAATATTGTTCATCGCTTGTTATTGCAGTAAAATTCCTTATATTCGTGCGCAGCGATGCGGAAGCACCGCCTTAGGTGTTTCTTCTTATCGTTCATTTTTATTTTTTTTTAGGCGGAATTCAATAAGATATGGTGTTAATATTGTCTTCCGCCTTTGTTTTTGCGATAGCAAAAATACGATTTATTTTATTGATATACAAGTTTTTACGTACAATACTACTAAAGAAAAAACACCTTGACTGTCTTCGTGGCAGCATCATGACTCATTTGAGAAAATTTGTAT